TTATATGACGCTATAGGGCCACCTGCAAACTCTGCAATAGTATTGACGTCAATGTCTACATCATATAATACAAATTCTAATTTACCACAGTCCCTAATATAGAGCGCATACTCAAATGTCTTATGAAGAATTGTGGGTGCAAATAGTCGATTTAGTCCTCCGCGATCGTACAAGCGATTACTATTAGTTTCATAATCAACGGGATAATACCATAAGCTAATACTAAAAGCTTGATCATTATCATTGTCATCGTTTGTGTGTGTTAAATCTGTGTTATGAGGTATGTAAAAATTATCAGCTCCGACAGCAACCATTTCGCATTCGTCAGTCCCTTGCGAAGCTAGTGAAAGATTAAAAAAGACACAAGGATCCCCACACATGTCTATACTCTCAGGAGTTATTCTTTCACTTAAGTCACCATCTAATAAACTTAAAATATAAGTTAAATTTGTTTCTGAAAATCTTCGGTTTAGTATTGATTGTTGTGAATATATTTTATTATCGTTACCATTTAAACTTCTATCAGAGGCAAATCGACAATAGTTGGAGCCGTCGATTCCAGTTATTGGATCAATAACAGAATTTTTCCCGCAAAGATCGCTCCAAAGAATTAACTCATTTTGGCTATCATATGTCATGTTAGTTGAATCATGCTCAGCTTCAAAACTTCCATTCAAGTTGTAGCTAGTGTCTTTTTCAACTGTTGTCACTGTTACGTGTTGTGCTTTTTCACCGGTCAAAACTCTTGGCATCTTTTTACTCTCTTAAATATCCCGCAAAGGCAATAGAATCAGTCCCGAGGTTGCTCTGTATTACAACTTCATACTTGGGTCTAAGTATAACACCGTTTGACGTGCTTTTAAAACGTCTACCTATTTCTGAGACGTCTCTAAGGGATTCATTATTATTAATTGCATTAATTAAACTATCGTTTGAAGCATCTCGGGATATTGTCTTATATGCAACGTTTACAGGTAAGACGTCTTCAAAAGGTGGGTATAGATATTTACCCTCAGAAGCGTAACCGTCTAGACTATACTTATATCCTGAGCCATTGGTTACACCACCTTTTTTCTGTTCAAAAGATTTTTCACCAAAAACTAAATCTTGACAATCTTCAAAAAAGTCGTACTTGTATGGGCGTACGTCAATTTTGTCAACGATCAAAGACGTTCCTTTTTTAAGTTCTGTTGTTGATCCTGCCGGCAAGTCCCACGGCCCTGAACAAATTGAAGCTCGAATACCTTTTGTCTGAATATCAGCAGACATTGTGTTGGCTCTTTGACTTCTAACTTCAAAAACGTCAATTCCACCATCATGTATGATTGAATCAGGTTCAATATAGTGAAGATAATCTTGAACGTTATCAGTTATAATCATATACGCTGGATAATAGCTTCCTTTTTTAATGTAAGCGACAGGATCCAATCGACCAGGATAATCGTAAAAAGGTACGTTCTTTTTATCAATCCCGTCTGTTATATTATTAAAATAGTAAGAAAAAAGTTGACCAAAGGTTGAATCTTCATATATGTTAATTACATTCCCTTTTTCATCTATCTTGTCAGGAGAGTTAACAGTTAAGTGAGGTAACATTGAACATGATGTCTCGTTTAAAGTTTTAACATTATGACCCTGTTTAAAGTCATTAATGCTATGTGTAGAAATACTATCGCCCAATATTGTTACACGCCCTATTCTTTTAACCCCTAATGATTTGTCTTCAACAACTTTTTTGACTTCTGTCTGTTTCTTCTTTACTGTTATCCTTCCTATTCTTTGTGTGGCAGCTGTGTTGACACTATCATTTTTAGAAATATCAACGTTTTTTAAACTATCAGTAGGTATTGCTGACTGCAAGTCTTCGAAGAATACTTTGTCATATCGCCTAAGATTATTTTTAATTATTGCTTTTGTTGTTGTTACTGTAACACTAGACATATGTTGTCCCTATTAAAATTTGCATAATTTTGATGAAAACTGGGACAAAAGTAATGTTCCTCTATTCGCGTCCCTTGGTAACGATTTAAGATAGATTTCGTCATATAAATATTTAATCTTATTTCTTTCTAAAACGTGTGACTCATAAATAAAGTTAATACCCATAAAGTTGGTAGTTCTAGGAATTAAAGAGTATACTAAATCTGTATAAGAATTGTCAATCCATTTAAAGAGACTTCTATATCGACCTAGGTCTAAATCAGCAATAATATTGTTAAAGTAGACACGCCTAAAAGATCTGATATCAAAATATTCATCCCCAAACAAAGCATTTGTCTGTCCTAGCGCGTTTTCTATTGGTTGAAAATTAGGAAAGATTGTCATAATATTTTCATTTAAACCTTTCATGGCGGACATGTCAATTGAAAATCTGGTATCATCTACTACTTCTTCTAGTAAGGGTGTTTCAAAAACCGGAGTTGTCATCGCAAATTCATTATCTGTTATTAATTCTGTGTCTTGTAAGGATCTGACCCTTACTTTATCTTTGGAACTGTTTAGATCAAAATTTTCTGATAGTCTTTCAAAAATTAAATTGTTTGGTGTCATGACAAGCTTATTTGTTTCAAACCCGTTACCTAGAAAATGTAGTTCATTTTGGGAAAAATCAAAGAGTCTTATCATCCCGGAGCTATCTGAGTTTGTTGTCCCTTGATTTCCGTGTGTATGTATTCTTAGTCGTTCAAAACTGCCCATTTCTTTATTTGAAAAATTGTAATTGACTGCTGGATTAGAGGATCCTAAGGAATTAGGGTTTTTTGCATATGAAATAAATTCTTCTTCGCCTTTAAAAGAAGACCAAAAATTTAAATAAGATACTTCACCAGAAAAAATTGTTGATTTTGCATTTGCTGAGCTATTCTTATTAATGAAATTACCGGTCGCTCCTAAGCTTTGTGAACCTATCGTGATAAAAGAACCCGACGAGTTATAGGCAGCTGACTTATTTGACAAAACTGAGTCACTGTGTTTTTTGATAAAAGAAGATGTATAATGATAATTTTGCTTTATACCACCAACGTACTTTGCTGCACGCAAGTAGTACTGATCATTAAACATGTTTTGATCTTTAACACCGTTCTTTTTAGCTAAACTTACTGACCAAATATCACCATCGAATAGATCGATATTTTCTATCTTAATAGTGTTAATCGAACTATCTAATACACCTTCACTTATATACGCATTTAAACTGTTTTTACTAGCAACTAGATTAATCACAGTTCCTTCTTTTTTGGTACTAGAATCCGAACCGGTTGTATTCAACCTAAACAAGCTTTGTGTAACACTGTGCGTTAGTTTTTTATTAAAATGATAATATCCTTGTATTGTAAAAGAAGATGAAGTAAAGAGACCGTCTGCGCTATTATTACTAGCACCATTAACAAAAGAACCTTGGATCTCAGGAACACCTGGTTCTGTTCTAGAACCTGATAAAAAACCAGACTTAACGTACGGAGTAGTTGACGATCTTCCTTCATTGTCCAAAGATAAAATATTAAGATTTGACAAACTTCCAGAAAAATTTAAAAAGCTTATAATGTCTTTTTTAACTTCCGTAGATGCGTTCAAGCTTTTAATTTTTGAGCCTCCGTATTCTCTAAAATTAAATATATTTTCAGCTTCTATTCCGGAAGATCTAAATACTGAACGGATAGAATCAATGTTTCCTTTAGTTTGTTTAATATTGGAAATGTCTGATAATATTCTTCGCCATATTGAACTTTGCAATTCGTTTAAAGATTTAATTGCAACAGTTGGATCACTTAAGATATTGTATCCGTTAAATATTTGATCGACGTTTCCATTACTAAAAAGTCTAGGTAGCGACAATCCTAGGTGATCGCCTAGTCTTTCTAATAGTTTGTCAGAGACTGTTTCAAACTCATCATACTCAATAAAGTTAATTTTTGCAAAATGATCAATGTAAATTTTAATTTCATCAAATATTTTTGCCCAAGTTAAAAGAATTTTTACTAAAAGTTGAACTGATGTAACAGTATTTCTATTACTTTGAATTGATTCTTGATTCTTGATACTGTTCTCTAAATCACCCATTATGTTTTGATAATTGTCTATTTCGTTTCCTAATTCTAAATAGTGAGGAGGTACAAGTTTTGTAATTAAATTTGGATTGACATCATCATATTCTTTTGCGTCTTCTAAAAGATTAGAATTTAAAGTCTGCACGCTCGTAGATTGTGGGAAAAGAATTGGGGAGTTTTTGATTTTTTCTAGCAATACAGGTTGTAAATCATGACTACCAGTATTGCGAGTATAATTTGTAAGGTAATTATTGATTGTACTGTTTAGACTGTTACCTGAAGAGTCTAGAACGATATTGTTACCAAGATATGTACCGTTAGGTTCATTAAATTTATAGTAAAGTGCTAAATGATCTTCGCCGGACGCGGATTTATATGCCTTCTCTTTAATTTCCATTAAAGAGAAAGTTCTATGAAATATTCTTAGATCATCTATTGATCCGGATAATGTTTCATTATTCTCAAAAACTTTAATTGAGTCTCGGACGCTTAAACCCTTTCCAATGCTTAGTACACCCTGGGGTGAAATATTTTCAAAATAAACTGAGTTACTCGAGGATGCGAATAGATGATCTCTACTTTCACTGTTAGGTAAAACTGTTATTGAGCTTTTTTGATCACAATCGTGATATTCAGCTGATACGTAAATAAACTTCCCTTTGGGTACAGACAGTGAAGATTTAAGTGATCTAGATCCTGAATTGATTAAAAATTCAACATTACATCTTTCTGTATCGTTAGAGGCACTCAAGTATAATCCCCAGTTGTATGCAATGTTCTGTCTTTTCTGAAGTATAGTTTGATTATCGTTTTCTTTACCCGGGATGTTGATAAAAAATTGAATATTCAAAGGTTTGTTCTTAGGATTGATTTTAGATAGCGCAGAATTGTTAGAAGAAATTGATGAATATTCAACGCCTGAGTATTCTTCAACTTCAATATAAGTTCCGTTATTTTGACTTTCTCCTTTCTGTGTACCGGAAAATATCATGTAACCTATATTTTTTGGGTAAATTTCATAAACATATTTTTCATAACCAGTCAAGTTATCTTCAAATTGTTCAATTTCTTTATTTGTACCTTCATAGGGGAATTTATTTAAAATTAAATCAAAAGATTCGTTGACTTTTGCCACTGCTGAGTGGAAAAATGTATGATTTTCAAACTTACTATAGTCTATGTTAATTTCTTGTGTGGAAACAAAACCATCTTTGTCGCCGTATCGATAGGAATTTTCACTAAATATGTTTGTATTTTTAAAAGTCTGAAATGTAATATTTTTATCTAAGTTTCTATTAAGGTAATTAGAAGACTGTCTATAATTTTTTCTTCTTTTTGGCTTAAAAAGCTTTTGGGGTTGTCTTTGCTTTGACAATATTTTTTTCTTTGACATTAAGTTAACTCACTTTTTTATTCAACAACAAATTTTGAAGCAGCATCTGTGATATATGTGTTAGTATCACCCTGAACTATTAAGTATTCAAAAATATAAGCCCTACCCCTAGGTAAACTTGACATGTAAAAGTCATAATACATCCCTTTTGAGTCTGCTGATAGTTTTGTTGATTTATTACTAGTATTGAAAGGAATTATAACTTTTCCGCTGACTGCGTCTTTTACAGAGAAATGAACATTTTCAAATATTTCACTTTTCTTTTCTAAAGGACCTTTTGTAAAAACAACTTCCCTATCTGCGTTTTCAATAAAAAGCCTTATTCTGACAATATCAGAAGATTGGTATCTGTCGTTTAAGTTTAGTGTTTTTACAAAAAGCCTTCTTTCACTAAACTCAAAACTAGTTCTTTTATTTTTTTTAACTTTAAAAGAAGAAGAAAGAAAAGTAATCGATTCATCAACTGATGACCAAATTTCTTTAAATTCTAGCTCGCTGTTTGTTTTTAAGGCAGTACTAATTTCTGGGTCATAGCTAGATAACGCAAAAGAAGAAGAATAAACCCCTGTTATTCTATTAGCACCGTTAAGTGCCTGTGATACAGCAAAATTCTTCTGGAATGATCCGGATCTGATTTTTAATATCATTGAATTTTCAACGCCGATGTCTGAATTATCGTCATTTTTAATATTACTAAGTCCGTTTCTAGAAAAATTATTTAAATAAAGGGATCCGGTGTAATCAAAAATAAAGTTACTGTGATTATCAATTATACTACTATCATGTTCAATAATTAGCTTTGGTCGTAATGCTGTGTTGGCGGTATTTCTAGATGCAAATCTTTTTACAAAATAAGAATTGTTGTCTTTTTCATATGAACCAGAAAAAGCTATTAAAAATCCTTTATTAGATATTAGACTTTTAACTGATGCTGACACAAAGTTAGTTACGTCTATATTTAAGTCTTCCTCACCAGTCAGGAACAATTGTTCAGAACAAAGCGAAATGGCTGAAGACTGGCCGGCAAAGGTTCCACTGACGATAACATCAATATCTGCGTCACCCAAACTTCCTGATTTATTTGCTCCTGGCAGCGACCATTCGGTTAGTGTACCTGCTTTGTAAGAAGCAGTCATCCAATTTGTTGAGCCTAAATCCTTAAACTCTACAATGTCGAAACCTTGCCCTTCATCAAAGTCTTTTGCTAAAGGGAAGACTATAACATTAAAGTTAGAAGGAGTTGTTTGACCACCGTATATATCGTGAAGTTTAACGTAAGCCTTGAAAGACGAATCACCTACATTGACTTTTCCTTGGTTTTGCATACTCTTGATTGTGTCTAATTCAAATTTTAAAAGTATTCTAGAATTTTCAATAGGCTTTTCTTCATCGGGAACAGAAGACTCATTATACAGTTTAAACAGATCTAAAGAACCGGCTTGACCAACATTAGCATCCGTTGCCCTAAACCTATTGTTTATTATTTTATTTGTAATGTAGCAATCTTTACTTGCTGAAAGAACTCTTATCATTAATTAACCCTCCCAATTATATCGTCATTGGGGTGACGAAATTCAAATATGCCTCCGCGAGGAGGAAACAGCATACCTCGATCTAAATTTCTATTAGGGCTGTAACCCTCAAGAGAATACTGTCTATTTTCAAAGATGGTGTTTCTGTTTAAAAACCTAATGCTGGCAACAGATAGAACGCCACGTGTGTTTAAAATAATGTTTTCAATATCACCTATCATAATAGGTTGATCGATTTGATAATTATCTATTTTAAAATAATCAATTAAACTGGCATTTATTTTTTGAATTACTATTTCTGGGTTTATATTAGACTCAATATTAACAGAATACTTTAATGCAAGATTGATTACCTTTGTATCTAGTATGTCAACAGCATCAGATATAATCCTGTATTGACTTAAGTACATTGCTAAATTTTCTTTTAACGTGTCAGGTGATAAGATTAACTGCCCTAGGCTATTTCTAGAAATAACATGCAATTGTGCTGAAAGGGGGTTTGAAGGGTTGTCTCTAACAGAAACCCGAAATACTCGTCCTAAACTAGAAGGCATTGAATATACTCTTGCTATCAAATCCTCTCTTGTAACAACACGGCTTTGCGAAGTTTTTGCAAAAATTGCGGTTGTTCGTAATTCCTCCAGTGTTGGTTCGTTTTCTCCCCCAACAGCGGGCTGAAGGTTGATTATTGAAAGTGTGCTTCTTATTTCCGCAACTTGACTCGAAGGAACTGATGAATTAAATTTTGTTATCAATCTTCGTACGGTCTGGATTTGTCCTGCTGGGACATTGTTATCTAGGCCGCCGCCGTGTCTGTAAGTAACTGTTAGTGTAGTGTTTCTAGGACTGATTCCAAGCGTATTTGTATCTAGTAGTGCGTTAGGATCGATAGATATTTTTGAGAAAGTTTTTCTATCTCCGTACAATTGAATTGCATGTAAAGAAGGGTCAGGTATAATATCTTCATCAAACTTTTCTTCGTTACCAGATCCAAACCTTATCGTTGTCTTGCCTGTCAGCCTTGATCGGGATTTGATAAATCTTTTTGGAGCAGGTAACATCCTTATTCTTTCCTGAACTATCGATTTGTCATTTCTGCTATTTTCCATTCTTTCAAAAACTGTATCTTGTGTCAAGGATTCAACTTCATAATATTTGTCTTCTTCTGAATCAACAACAGATACTATTTCACTGACATTTGTTTTTTCTAATTTAATTGTTCTAAAAGCGACAAAAGAGTCTTCAATTGATATATTTTCAATATGTGTTTTGGCACTAGTGCACCTACCAGGCATTGTCATTAATACTTCACTCACTTCATTAATTGAATTGATTGTATAGGTTTTCACGTCAGCGATATATTCCCCTAGCTCATTTTTTCTAGAAAAATCTAACTCATCAAGTAAAGTAAATTCCACACCTCCCGTGCTTACAAAAACTGAACCCCCTAATATTTTTGGTATGTATACGGAGTCGGGAACATAGCCTCCTTCTTCTAATTTAGCAGGTATTTTAATTCGAATTAGAACGTCAACAATTGCAGCTGAAGGTCCAGAAATTTCAACACCTGTTTGCCTGATGTGAGATTCAATGTTTGATTCTTCTACAGCAGTTTCTAAGTTTAGTTCATTAAACTGATGATCTAAGTAAAAAGACATACTATCACCTACGTAAGCAGCAATATCTAAAAGCATACCACCCAAGGATCCGTCAGTCATATCAACAATTCTATCACCATAATGCTGCTTAGAAAAGCTCTCTAACTGTCTTCTAAAAGATTGAAAATCTTTTTGAAGATAAGAAACTTCTTTTTGTTTTTTAACTTCTTTTTTAATATTTTTAGCCATTTTTTAGCCCCCAATTGCCATAATTACTTCAATTGCCTGATTTGTCACTGTAAGTCTAGGTATATCATACTTAATAAAAACTTTCATAGCAGACAAACTAACTGAATTGGCTATGTCATACTTTGGTGAATTTTCTACATCTTTTGTTTCTGAGTCTAGACCTAAAAAATTAATTTTTATATCTCTAACTTGAATCATTGGCAATGATTTACTGGCTGTTAGCATTATCCTTCTATTAGCTTCTACTTCTATTGATTCAACATTAGTTGCATCATACAGTAAAGATTTTAGATTCGCACCCAATCCTCCGTTACCTAATCTTTCACCAAAGTTTGTGAGCAATAGATTTCTAAAGTTGTCTTTAATTTGACTGGCAGGGTCAAAATGCATTTTATAAAAATTTTCTTTATGTTTACCGGCAGAGTACTCCAAAGGCGTTTTAATTCCAATTGGTAAGGAGGTTATAACCGGTTCAATAATGTCCTTTGCAGTTGATAGCTTTCCAGAACTTTTAAAATTAAATTTTTTTCTTGCCATGACAGTCCTTATGATAACATTAGATATATATGCTTTTATTTAAATTTGTTGTCATGATAATTTTAAAAGGTTTATCAGATTATTCGCCGAAAATCTTGATAGAAGGAAGTTTTTCGTTAACTTGTGTGGTTATTTCATTCAAAAACTTTTCAGTTGTGACGTTACCACCTAAAAAAGTAGTTGAAACTTCCATGGAAATAGTGCTAGCAGGATCGTCGGGATCTGGGACATCGATAACTGCTGTCCCCGATTCACCCGTAGAATCTCTAAGTTGATCTAAAACATCCATTGCAGTAGCGCTAGCGCCTAATGTTGGCCCTGAAAGCATCCCTCTCATTATTACTTGCTCTATTAGAAGATTGTAAAATGCCAAATCTCCTAATATTTTATTCAAAAGATCTTTTAACTCGCTATACAGAACGTATGGTTCACTAGGGGCCTCATTGTCTTCCCTTACTGCCAATTCTACTTTTGTCTTACCTTGAATTCTTACTTTTCCTTCTGAATCCATGTCTAAAAAAGACTTTCCTAACCTATTGACTAGTCTTAAAGAGTCATCTGCAATCACTCTGTTATGTGTTGCGTATGTTGCCAGACTCGGTCCGCCTTTCATGTCTAGACTATTAATTGCCGAATTGAAAGTGAGATCGATATCACAGTTATTACTTAAATAGACCCGGGATCCGCAATTTGTTGCATCTGTGTCTATTGACAAAAGAGGATTAAATGTTTTTGTGTCAAATAGTTGACTTATCTTATTTATTTCATAGTTCTCATAATCTTCATAAATTCCACCTCTTTTGTTCTTTATAATAGACACAGGGCCTGACGAAGCCTTTTCTGTTGTTTTGCTTTTTAATTCGTTTAATTCGTTGAAGTGTCGACCTACACACATATCGATTGCTGGTGAAAAAGGAAATCTTTGGCCTGCTGTTTGTGTGTTTTTACCAGAAAAGTCTGTCTGTGTGTTGCTATTTGTAAAAAACTTTTCGGTAGTAAGCTGGATGTGAGAGTTGTTTGATCCTTGAATTACAGCGTCACCACATTTTTTTCTTAATGGAGGTACCGGTTCAGATGTAAAATCAAAGTTATATGACGAAGAATCTTTAGTTAGTGAGTTTAAACTTAAACCTTGAGGTAAGCTGTCTTGTCCTATATTTTCAAAACTTACGAAGTCACTTTCACTTAATTCATTTACTTGTTCGAACAAGTCACCCTTTGTTTTACTTTTAAGCTTTTCATCAATATAAACTAATCTTTCTGAGTGTGTGTAGTTCAAGTCTTCTGTCTGCTTGACACCTACTTTTCTACTGATCCAGTAGTACAAATCTCTTCCTTCATTTTCGTCTTTAACCAACCAAACATGTTCGCCTGTCTTAATCGGCAATGATAAATGGGGAAAAAAAGGATAGCATATTACCGGTAATTTTCCTTGACCAGAAGAAGAGTAGTCTATGATATAAGCGATCAAAGAATCTCTAGTCATCAATTCATAATCTTCAGGATTACTTACTTTAACTCTAGGAACATTTAGTACAGAATTCTGAGTTAAATACGCGTCTGGCTCAGAAATATACTCTCTTACAATAGCTGATAGATAATAATAGCTTTGTCCGGAAGCAACAATTCCTGATTTTGATTTTTGATGACTGTTTTGCTTTAAGTTTTCACTGATTTTTTTAAAACTATTACCGAGAAAAGCCATATTAATTTCACCTTGTTATTGATCGGATATTTGACTAAATATATCGTCTTCAGAAACTACATCAGCTTTAAATTGTTCCTTTGCTATTAATTCAGCTAATCTCAGTATCTGATCATTTGATTTACTCATTCTTTCAAGATACTTTGTCATTAATGTTCCAAATTGAAGATGATTGGTGCTACTTCCTTGACACTGTAATACTAAGTCTGTCAACAATAAACCTGCAGTATCTCTATCGTCAACAGCGTTTTGGTATGACTCTTTCCATAAGAGCTTTTTTTTGTCTTCTGTATTAGATAGTGAATCTAGTAATTCTGAAAACTCTTTTATTTTTTCTTCTTTATCTTTAGACAATTTTCTACTCTCTGCTAAAATTAAAAAGTTTGTATTCGATGTTGTTTTTTGATAATTCCCTGTACTGCTTTCTAATTCCTGACATTGCAACAGAAAGCTGTTTAGGATTTAACCCAGATATTTCTCTCAAATAAACAAAAACTGCACGCTTATTTAAAAAGTCTAAGTCGTCGATGTTATTAAAAAGTGTTATAATTGCATCAATACAAAGCTTTTCTTTTTCGTTTGTTATTTTTTCTTTTAACTTTTTATTAACTTCATGAATTAATTCAATTTCCTCTTTTAATATAAGAGAATGCTCAGGTGACTCTACTATTTGGTGCCCTTCAATATGATTTTTATCTCTATAACTTAAATTTTCATCATCAATACTTACATGACGATTTCTATTTTTAATTCTTTTTTTACTTTGAATGATTAAGTGATTTTTTGCGCAAACATTGAAATATGAAAAAGCTTTTGATCCTTTACTCGGGTCGAACTTTTCAAGTATTTCAAAAAGAAAACTTACACAATCATTTTTAAGTTGGAAAAAATGATCTTGATTTTGAGAAAACCCGTGAATAAAAATTAAATTTTCTGCTAATTTTTCAAAAGAAGGTTTTATTTTTTCTGTGTACACTTTATTTTTCTGTTTTCTTTCTTGAGAAGACTGGTACTCTACAACAGCATTATGAGCATCTTTGCCAAAATAATACTTTTTCTTTTTCTTGGCAGGTTTTTTATTATTAGCTGTATTACTCTTTTTCGCTATCTTCTTTTTTAATTTCACCTTGTATCCCAGAGTCTGAAGTTAATCTATTTGCGACTAACAAAACTGCATTATGACATTGTTTTATGTCATTAATTACTTGCCTTACTTCTATTGAATCAAAAAATACAGGTTTTTGTATTACTTCGTTCATTTTTTTATAATGCCTATCTAGAACATCTAAGCACTCCTCAACAGAAGTTTCAAGATTTAAAATTATTATTGAAAATTTGTAAAGCTTGTACAATAAAAATAAAACTACACTAAACAGTACAATTACAGTTATTACTAAAAATGTCTTACTTAAAAACATTATAATACATCCTTAAAAGTGCTTGTATAAGTTCTAGTTATCGCGTTTTTGCTATAATTCTTTCTAATTTTTTCTTGAATTTGACTTGCGTTTTGTTTTTGCAAACTATAATCATTATACACTTCATCTATCTTTGTAAAAAAAGAATTTTTATCTGCTTCTGCCCATCGTGTACCTTTTACAAATATTCTGTTATCTATTTTTTCATCAGGTACATTCTCTAGCTGGTAATCTACGGGTAGAAAAGGTTCACCTTTTAAGAACTCCAAATGACCTGAATAGTTTGTTGCTATAACAGGAACTCCAGAAGCAGCTGCATCAATAATAGGCAGACCGTATCCTTCAGCACGTGTCAGCGTGATATAGCAATTTACGTCTTTAGACTTGTACAGCGATGCCATTTCTTGCTTAGTCATATTACCATAGAGCAAGTGTATCTTTGGAAATTTATTTCCTTTTCTGCATGTGTTGATGACATTTGCCATATATTCTTTTGTTTTCTTTTTATCAAATGTTGAGCTTTTGCCCATAGATGTTTTTAGAATGATGCTAACATCTTTGTTATTTTTAAATTTTTCACAAAAGTATTTTAGTGTTGTGACAATATTTTTTCTATCTGTACTACTAGAATTCCCGGTAAGTAAACCAACTAATAAAAAATTAAAAGATGTAGAAGTATTTAAGTCTAAACCCTCAGCGACACTTTCTATATTTTCATTATACCATTCAGGAATTACAACTAGCTCAGTCTTTAAAATACCTGATCTTTTAATCACGTTTTTTGTAAATGTTGAAGGAATTACAACTTTGTCCATTTTATTGCAGGAATCAACCCACTTAGGATTACATTTGTCTGTTTCAACTGCTGCAGTTATTCCAACGTTGTATTTTCCTAGTTTAGGATTCCATTCGTCTGGTAGTTGGACTTGAAATGTTACGTCGTAAAGTTTTGCTAGCGGTTTTGACCTTTTCATGATCTCGCCTATCAGGCCCGCTTCTTTATCTTTATCAATAATCCACGAACAGTTACCCCAATTAAGACATTCTACATCTAGCTCAAAATTTCTTTTTTTACTTTCTTCATGAAGCCAAGAAAAAACCTGCCTAGAATGTACACCATAACCACTGTTTGTTAGCAAGGGTGCTCTCAATAAAACTTTTTTCATATACTTTCCTTTAATACTGAATCATTTCCCATGACTTTTTGCTTTTTTCTTCTTTGAAATTAGATATTGTTTTCAGCATAGAGTCATGCCATGCATCAACAATGTTTTGATGTGAGAATTCTTTTCTTGCATAATTTAAAACTTTCTTTTTAAGCTTTTTAAAATCATTAGGCTTTTTTGACCACATCTTATGAAGTTTTAAAATTCCATTAGCAACGTTTTTGC